TTTTTGTTTTGACCGGACGCCAGCAAATCATCAAGAAGCTTGTCCAAAGCCTCGTCGCTCCAGACTGTTTTCTTTCTTACCTGCTGCATAGCCGGATTCTCAATTTTTCGAACTGTCGAACGGAAGTCCTTAAACTCATCCTCGTCATCGAGAATGTTCTCGACATAGTTCGACAAAGAAGAAATTGCAGACTTCAAGCGGCGTACACGCGCAGGCGAGTTCCCATTCTCGTTAATAAGCCAATGCTGGTACGCAGCATAATCGCGCTTGGAAATTTTAGGAAAAAACTTGTTCCCGTTGTTCTGCAAATTCCACACCCAGAAAATATCGATGTCATTGGAGTATCCAGCAATAGTTTTGGGACTACGCTGGACAGATTGCAAATATGCAATGAAGTCTTGCTTCAAACGAACATTGTCTGGGTTGACCTGATTCAAAAGCTCAGGGCTTGTGATTTCATTTTGCTTCGTTTTTCGGGGCATACAAGCCACCTCGCTTTCTGTAGAATTAAAATTGGTTGCGGGCATCGGAGTTGAACCGATTCCTCAAGGTTTATGAGACCTGCGACTTAACCGTTTGTCCTGTCCGCAATATGGTGGGAGAGGTTGGATTTGAACCAACGCAGCCCGAAGGCGGCAGATTTACAGTCTGCTATAATTGACCGCTCTACCACTCTCCCAAGTAGTGGTGATGCGTAAGGGGGTCGAACCCTTAAATTCCGCCGTGAAAGGGCGGTGACTCTACCAATTCGTCCAACGCACCTCATGGTTGGTGATGCCAGTGAGGTTTGAACTCACAACCTCCTGCTTGAGAGGCAGGTGACTTAGCCGATTCGTCGATGGCACCAAGTGGTGGGACAGGAAGGTGTCGAACCTTCATCCTCCGGTTTTTCAGACCGGTGCTCCGACCGCGTAAGCTACTGTCCCAGATGGCTCCTCCTGCAGGACTTGAACCTGCGACCAACGGATTAACAGTCCGCTGCTCTACCAACTGAGCTAAAGAGGAATATGTAAATAGGGTTGCCCCCGGTGAGGGCAACCCTTGTGCATCGTTAAAGGGGTACTCCGTAAGAACAACGAATGCCGTTTGTGTCACAGACGCAAACCAACTGTTCGGCTTTACCGAAAATTCGCTTTTGGACGCAATAATCGTCCATACCAAGGAAACTGCCAGCCATGACGGTTTTGACACCTTGGACTTCATCAATCTTGTTGTGATGCAAGTGACCGGAGAGCACGGCATATAACGGGGCTCGTGCCATTGTCTGCAATGTTTGAACTTTGCCTGCAGAACCGTCAAAGTCCCCGTGAACACCACAATACATTTTCCCGCGAATGTTAATCAGATACATAGTGTTATCAATCTTGACAGCATCACTTGTTGTCCCGATAATCACATTCTCGAAATTCTGGAGACGGGCGCCAAGATACCACTCAACAATATCGTCCAACCGTTCACTGAGCAGCGCATCATCCTTATTTGGCGTAATACGGCTATGATTACCCGCAACGCTCACAAATGTGACTGTGGAGAAATGCTTACTGAGTTCGGCAACAAATTCGGCAATCAACTCGGATACGCCTTTGATTTGTTCAATCACATTCTCTTTGTTCGTAATAGCGATAGATTGGTGGATATTTCCACTAATAGCATCGCCGTTCGACCAGACAATGCAGTTCTCGCTTCCATGCGTTTCGGCAATAGCAATGATTCTGTCTAAGTAATGGCACATCATCTCGCGGCAGATATCAGAGTTATATGTATTCCAATGGTTATCGACGTTGGCTCCATAGTGGATATCATTCAAGCTAACCAGAAGGTCGTTATCAGACGGCTGGATATGGCATGG